AGAACCCCGGCTTTCCGCCGGGGCGCTTCTTTTAGAAAGGAGAACAAAAATGAACAAAGAAAGGAGGTCACTTTGTCAGTTTGTCAGTTATCGTAAAACATGCAGGAGCGTGAACAGCGCGTCCCGCTCCTCTTCGGACATCCGCCGTACACGACGGACGAGCGCCTCTTCATCCTCCGACAGTGTCAGGGTAGAGACGGGAGCGGGCGGAGTTTCCTGAACGGGCGCCTCTTCCGGTTCCGTCCATCTGGAAACGTCCGTTCCGAAATATGCGGAGAGTCTCTTCATCGCATCCGGTCCGGGCATGGACACCGCATTGGCCCATGAGGATATGGACGACGGCGGTGTATCGATTATCCTGCCGAGATCCTGCTGTGTCGTCCCCGACTCCGTCAGAGCCCGCCGAAACCGCTTTGCCCATAATATCCGCGCTTTTTGACGCGGGCGGAGTGAGTCGAAGTTTTCCTCCAATTTCACGAGCCTGTTCGTCATACCGGTATCATGATCAGGCTTCTTTTCTACAACGACTTCATCGCCGTTTTTCGTTTTTATCACATACATATCTAAATCAGCCATCGTGCTGTCCCTCCCTTTTCCTCTTTGGGATTTCAGTATAACACGGTCACTCTCATTTTGGCAACATGTTTTTTGAATTTATTTTCGTTATCTCGTTCCTGCTTAAGATTTTCTTCATATTTTCTACACCAATAATGAAGAAAATAACGCATTTTTAGCTTGATTATTGCAAAAATGCGCGGTATTATAATGTCAAGAAACGAAGAAACGAAACTTCGAAAACGAAACAACGAACGAAAGGAGAAAACATTATGAGAAAGAAAGAGTACGAGGAACTGAAGAAGACAGTGGCACAGGTGGAGCGTCTTGTCAGGAGCGCGGAGTACGTCAAAAACGCCTGGTTTTGGGAAGGCAACAACGGCAACGCGGACTGGCTGGAGTCAAGAGGAGAGGCTCTGAGCGACTACGCGGAGTGGGAAGAAGGCGGGCACAAGTGGACCGCGGATCTGACGGTTACGCTGATGAGACGGTACACACGCGTTGACAGGGACTACAGGAAGGACGGAGAGAAGACGAATCTCAAGGCGATTAAGAACAGCCTCGCCCGCATGCAGAAGACACTGGACGAGGAGACGGAGAAGCGCGAAAAGCGCGAGGCACGGAAACAGGCAAGGCTGGCAAAGCTGGCAGAGACGGCGCAGGCGGTCACAGACGCGGTAACAGGTGCGGAGCCGGAACCGGTCATGGCATGATGACGTGATTACCGGCGGCGGCCGCCGCCGGAAGGAGGGCACTCATGAGACCGCACAGAGAGATATATAAGGAAACGGAATGGATTATGGCACAGCGGGCAGAGCCCGCAGAGAGGAGAAGAAGGATGGTAAGAGCAGACATTACTGTGGAAACTTATGAAACCGGGCGCGATGATTACCTGATTGACATCGTCCGGACATACAGCGCGGAGGACGGCGCGACATCGTACGAGGCATGGATCTACAAAAGGAACGGAGCGATAAAAACACATGTTTTCGGACTGGACGACGTGGATTACGCGGAATTCCGGGCTTACGTGGAAGAAATGATTTCGAAAACAGACGATTTCTCCGTTATCATGGCGGACGGAGATGAGGTATAAAAAGGAGGAAACTTGATATGAAGAAGAGAGATATTATCAATACGGCGACATACGAGACGGGATACGAGGACTTCCTGATTGACGTGGTCGAGAAGTACGACCGCATGGGGCAGGAGAACGTATTCGAAATTTGGATTTATCGGGAAAGCATGGGAGTGAAGATGCTGGCATACGGAGTTCCGACAAGGACGAACGGAGGGAGATTTGACGGGTTCTGCGCTGGTCTGGAAGCGGATGAATTCGACGAATTCTACGGCATATACGACGAGGAGGTGAGATGATGCAGAAATTCTCCCTGCGCGCAGCGCGCGCACAGGCGGGTCTGGGAAGCGCCGAAACCGCGAAAAAGCTGGGGGTAGACCCGGGCACACTTTGGAGATGGGAACGCGGAAGAATGTCACCGCCCGCGGACATGGCTGAAAGAATGTGCAGACTTTACGGGTTGAGTTTTGAGGATATTGACTGGGGTAGAAAAGACGGAAAATAAAGAGCAGGGGCACACGCAGAAGCCCCTTCTTTTTTTTGTGCAGAAATGTCTTCGGAAAAAGCATATTGATAGTGGCTGGAACCTTTTTTCCTGAGCCTGACAATAGTATCTGTCTGAGATCCCCGTCGAAACGTCGGCGGGGGTTTCGACAAAAAAGGCGCGGGAAAAGACATATTTTCAGTGAAGGCATTCCTTCCGGACATGAACAGTGTCGCCGGAATCTCCGTCGTATTTTTTCGGCGGGGGTTTCGACAAAAAACGGTCCGGAAAATACATATTAGTTATGAGGGTTGTAGAATCGGTTTTTTCTTTTTCTTATTCATCTCCTTTCTGTGGCGTCCCGTTGAATGGCAACAGCGGGGCGCTTTTATTTACAAAAATGCCTTCGGAAAATGCATATTGATTATAGGAAGAGTTTCTTCCGCGCATATTATTATCCTCCATACAGCCCCGTTGATAACTTCAGCGGGGTTTTTAACAGAAATGCATTCAGAAAATGCATATTGTTATTGATGGTGAGATACCTCTGACTGGTTTTCTTTCATCCTATTATTTCTCCTTTTTTGAAGCCTCCGTCGGTCGCCATACCGGCGGGGGTTATAAAAAGATCAGAAATGTTAAATTTTTAACAGATATACACATGCGAAACGCATATTTCTTTTGATACAGATTTTCCACGGAGGCAGAAATGGGAATTTTCTCAAGACGGAAAATTGAAGAGCGCGCCGATGAGACGGCAGTCACGCAGCCCGAGTCCACGATGACCGCGGACAGCGTTTTACTGTCTGCCCTTCTTTCCCCGTCGATCATGACGAGAGAGAAGGCGGAACAGATACCCGCCGTCCAGGCATGTCTGTCGCTGATATGCGGGACGATTTCGAGTCTCCCCGTTTATCTGTACAAACAGACGGAAACGGGGCGGGAGAGGGTCACGGACGACCGTGTGAGGCTCCTGAACGATGAGACGGGCGACACATTAACATCGGCACAGATGTGGCGGGCATTGTTAGAGGACTACTACCTGGGGCGCGGAGGATACGCTTTTATAAGGAAGCGCGGGAATCGTGTAACTTCACTGGTATATGTTCCGGACGAGAATATCCAAATCATGCGGAACGAAGACATTCTGAACCGCGACTACAGAATTGCGGTACAGGGGAAAACATACGAGGCGTTTCAGTTTTTAAAACTTCTGAGACGGACACGGGACGGCATGAAGAGCACGCCGATTACAGAGACGAGTTCACTTCCGTTGTCCGTGGCGTATTCGGAATTGAAATACGAGCAGTCATTAGCGAGTAAAGGCGGGGCGAAAAAAGGATTTTTGCAGAGTCCTAAGAGGCTTACGAAGGAAGCCATGGACGCGCTCCGAACGGGGTTCCGCAGGCTTTATAACAACGAAGATGAAAATGTTCTGGTCCTGAACGAAGGCATTACTTTTAAGGAAAGTTCCTCGACATCCGTCGAAATGCAGTTGAACGAAAACAAGCGTTCGAACGGACAGGAGGTCTGTAAGATTTTCGGTATCCCGCAGACGATGGTTTCGGGCAATCCGTCGTCCGAGGATGTCAAGGCATACAACCGTATGATCATGTCGGTTTTGTCTGATATCGAGTGCAGTCTGAACAGAGACCTGCTCTTAGAGGCGGAGAAGAAGAACGGGTATGAATTTAAATTTGACACCGACGCCTTAACGAGGGGCGATATCAAAACGAGATATGAAGCGTATCAGGTCGGATTAAATGCCAACTTCTTGCAGGTAGATGACATCCGAAAGAAGGAAGGCATGGAGCCCCTGGGATTCCGCTGGTTGAGACTGGGTCTGGACAGCGTCCTGTATGACCCGGAGACGGGCACGATATACAACGCCAATATGAATTCCATGGCTAATCTCAATAATCCGACACAGACAATAACACAGACACCGACAACACCGACAGACACAGGAGGTGAAGAAAATGGCAGTAACTGACAAGATTAAACTGACCGCCGAACAGCGCGCGGACGGGTGGCACATATCGGGATATGTGACGGTCCCGGGCAGAGAGTCAAGGCCCGTGCAGACGCCGTCGGGAATTGTCCGGGAGGTAATCGGGCAGGGCGTTTTTGCAGATGCAATCGCGCGCGCCGATGTGATCAGACTCCTGGTAGACCATAACACGGACCGCGTGTATGCAACCACGCTTTCCGGGCTCTCCCTGTATGAGGACGCCGTGGGCGTTTTCGCGGACGCATACATTGACGACGAGGACCTGATCGATGCGATCAGAAACGGCAGAGTCAAGGGGTGGAGCTTTGACATGAGTAATGTCGAGGATGAAATCACGCCCGCGACAGACACGGAACCCCTGCCGATTCGGCACGTGACAAAATTCGATATCTCGGAAATATCCATCATCATCGATATGATCCCCTATTACAGCTCATCCAGTATCGAAGTCAGAGCGGACGGGGGAGAAGAGAAACGGGAATACCGCGGGACGGAGACTGAAACGGAAACCGTCATCCCCGCGTTATCCAATACAGAAACCGACGACGGAGCAGAAGAGCGCGCTGATACCGATGAAGACGGCGCTCCCGAATATGACCTGTCGTCATATAAAAGCAGGCTGGAGAGCCTGAGAAAGTGAGGTAGCAGTTATGTTTAAGGCACTTATCGAAAAAAGGGCCAGCCTGGTCGACGAAATGAATAATCTCCTTGTAACGGCTGACACCGAAAAGAGAGCGATGACCGCGGAGGAATCCGCACGTTTTGACGAGCTGGAAGAGCAGATCAAGCAGGTGGACGCGACCATCGAAGCGGAGAAAAGGGCGCGCGCGATGATGAGCCCGGACCCGGAGCAGACGGAGACCGAACAGAGGGCACAGGAAGACGTCGAGACGAAGGAGCGCAAAGCGTTTGAGGCGTATATCCGCGGAGTCGTGAACGGGGAGACCCGCGCTGAGTCCAATCTCGTCGCAGGTTCCAACGGCGCCGTGATTCCGACGACCATTGCCGACAAGATCATCTCCAAGATTAAGGACATCTGCCCGGTTCTGGAGCTGGCTGACGTTTACAATGTGTCCGGAAATCTGGAGATTCCGTATTATGCAGAGAACGAAGACGGCGACCTGTATATGCGCGCAGCATATGCGAATGAGTTTGAGGAGCTTCAGTCACATTCCGGAAAGCTTGAGGCAATCGAGCTGAAAGGGTACCTGGCGGGCGCACTTGCAAAGATCAGCAAGAGTCTCGTGAACAATGCGTCGTTTGACGTCGTGGAATTCGCAGTCCTGAAAATCGCAGAGGCAATGGCTCAGTTCATCGAGCATGAGACTTTGATCGGTACGAACGGCAAGGCGAAAGGTCTTTCCACGAACACCCCGATCAACGCCGGTTCCACGACTGCAATCACCGGGGACAATCTGATCACCCTCCAGGAAGAGATTCCGGACGCCCTGCAGGACGGCGCCGTCTGGGTAATGAACAGAAAGACCCGCGCGGCAATCAGACTGCTGAAGGACGGACAGGGCAACCCGCTCCTGGACAAAGACTTCTCCGCACGCTGGGGCTACAAGCTCCTCGGACATGACGTCTACTGCTCCGACAGCATGCCGGTTATCGCAGCGAACGCCATCCCGATCGCATACGTGAACTTCAAAGGCGTTGCCATCAAATTCTCCGAGAACATCGAAATCCAGATCCTGCGCGAAAGGTTCGCGACTCAGCACGCAATCGGATGCGTGGCATGGAGCGAAGTGGATACCGCCATTGAGGCAGAACAGGCGGTGGCACGCCTCGCAATGAAGGCCTGAGTATAACGGGAGGACAATCCCATGATTTGTAGAGTAATTACGAGCTTCGCCGGGACCGTAACAGGTTCCCGCGGGCAGGTAATCGAGCTGACGGAAGCGCAGGCTCAGGATCTCATCCAGGCGGGGTACGTGGTCGCCGTGGCAGAGGCAAAAGAAGCGGAAGAGCCGGAAGAGAAGCCGGAGACCGCTGACAGCTCTCCGGATACCGTGGCGGTAGAAACCGCGGAGGAACCGGAGGCAGAAGAGCCGACGAAACCCGCAAAGAAGAGCAGGAAGAAATGACGGAACCGCGAAAGGAGGGCGGAAACCATGAAGGTCAGTGACATCACGGCGCAAAAAATTGCCGAATATCTCCGTTTGGACGATGCGACCGACACCGCCCTCCCCGCGTTTCTGGAGAGCGCGCGCGCGTATGTACGGAGTTATACGGGGCTGACGGACGAGGAAATAGACGAGCATCCTGATTTTGTTGTCGCCGTTCTCGTGCTTGTTCAGGATTTTTATGACAATCGGACCATGACGCCGACGAATTCCAATGTGAACCGTGTCATAGACGCTATTTTGAGCATGCACGCGGTAAATCTCGTGTAAAGGGGGTGCGGACATGAACGTAAACCCGGGCGAGCTGGATAAACGCATCCAGATCATCAGATACACGGAGTCACGGAACGCAAACGGCTTCCCCATCGGGAAGACGGCGACTGTTGTTCGGACGTGCTGGGCAAAATTCAGCACGAAATCAGGCACGGAGCTCTTAAGGAGCGGAAGCGAAATATCGGAAGCGAAACAGCGTTTCTTAGTCCGTGACAACGGCACGGAGGTCATTCCGCATATGGTCGTTCGATACAAAGGGAAAGAGTACAACATCGTGTATGTGAATTCGTACGGAGACAATGGCGAGTATCTCGAAATGTGGACGGAGACGTCCGACAGAACGGGAATGGCGAGACAGGGGGTATGACTATGGCAAGAGCGGAAGCAATCGGATTCGAAGACCTGAACGCGATGCTTACACGAATGGCAAATTGCTCAGAAGTATGCCTCCGCGCCGTTCAGGAAGCAACGCCGGTCGTGGAACAGGCCATGAAGCAGGCAACAGCATCGGCAATACATAACGGTACGGGCGCCCTTGTAGCGTCTCTTCAGGCGACGCAGGCGAAGAAGAACAGGTGGGGCACATTCTCCGTGGTAAGGCCCGTCGGCGTGGACAAGAACGGAGAGAGAATGGGCGCACGGTTTGCCTATCTGGAGTATGGCTCCAAGAAGAGGAACCTTCCAGCCCATAATATCAGGGCGCAGGCGAAACATATGGCGGAGCAGAGAGTACACGACATCATAGAACGGAACTTGAAAGACGCTTTCGAGAAGTAAGAAAGGAGGCACGGGAATGGCGGAAACACTGAACGCGAAGATCATGCGGATATTCAATTCACTGTCCATCCCATGCTCTCCGAAAATGTACAAAGGCACGGCTTCCGAGTACGTATATTTTGAGTTTGTGACGACTAACGGCGCGGATTACGGAGACGACAGAGCGCGGGCGGTCGTGTCGGATGTGCAGATTCACTGGATCACGCCCGCGGATTTCGACTATCTGGAAAAGCAGAACAGGATCAGGAAAGCCCTGGTCGATGAAGGTTTCAGTTTTCCGTATACCACGGAAACACCGGACGTGGAAACTGACAGGCATATCGTTTTCGAGACAGAAATAGAGGACTGTTACGCGGAGGTTTAATCCGCTTAACATAACCCCCGGGTGCGGGGCACGCCCGAGGGGAATATAAAAGCCCCGCATCCATATTATAAGGAGGTATATATCATGGCGAAAATTGGCATGGAGTACGTTTGTTCCGCCGAGCTGACTGAGTCCAATGCGGGCGGACAGTACACGAGAACTTATGCAAACGGCAGATATTGGGGCCCGTCGAGCTCTTTCACGGGTTCTCCGACAAACAGTGACGTCAAGGACTTCGGGGATGACCGGGCCTGCGAGACCGATGTCTCATTTTCAAATGGTTCACTGTCCGTAGAGCTGAACGAGAACACCCTGGCACTGGAAGCATGGCTTCTGGGTCATACGTATGACGCGAGCACCAAGAAAATGGTCTGCAACAGCGCAGATGTTCCGCCGTTCCTCGGCACCGCTGCTATCGGCAAGAGCAGGAGAAACAATGTCACGATTTATCGTGTCATCGTTTATTACAAAACTCAGTTCGCATCACCGGAAGACGGCCTGCAGACAAAACAGGAAAACACGACATTCAATCATACGACTTTGTCCGGCAGTTTCTTCGAGTGCCAGGATCATGCATGGAAAGAAATGCAGGAGTTCGACACTCTGGACGCGGCGAAGACGTACATCAACACCCTGTTCGGTATTTCATGACGGAGCCTGACGGAGTGAGACAGTAACACGCAAAGCCCCGCGGCGGCGCCTGCCGCCACAGGGGCGTTTTTTATAGGATAGGAGGCCACATCTATTATGAGTGCATTAAATCCGCAGGGTATCCCCTGCACACTGGCGGACGGGAAAGAGTATCACTTCCTTTTTTCCCTGAATGCAATCGATGAAATTGAAGACAGCACGGGGGCAACACTTCGTGAAAATATTATCAAACTCACGGATGAAAAGCAGAATCGGCAGGCGATCCGTGACATCGTTTCCGCACTCGTGAATGATGAGAACGGACGGAACGGAGACAAGACGCGCATATCACCGCAGGAGGCGGGATATCTCGTCACACTGGAAAACATGCTTTCGGTGACGCAGGCGATTCTGGAAGCATACGGCATCTCCATGCCCGACAAAGAAGACCTGGGGGACGATGACGGAAAAAACTTGAAGGGCGGGAAGCGGAAAAGTTGAACGTTGCCCGCCTGCTTTATATCGGATCGGCAAAAATGGGGCTGTCCGAGGAGTCAATCATGAGAATGACGCCGAGGAAATTTTTCAAGATCTACGCCCAATTCCTCATCGTCTCGGGCGTCCGCAAAGAGGGCGACGAATATGCAATTGACATGCTCCCATAAGCGGAGCACTTCCGGGGCGGGTGGACCTTCACGGGTTCACCTCTCCGGGTTTCCCGTGAATAAAACGAATATCGTGGATTGAGAGAGGCACCTCGGGGGCTGAAGAAGCAGGACCCGCGGGCGCGGAATTTTCCTGGCGGGGCTGTGCCGGGTTTTATAGATGTGGCCTCCCGGTACCCGACAAATAACGGTCGGTCTCCGGGGCGCCTGTCTGAGTCCATGATAACGAAAGGAGGCATATATATATGGCATCCAATAAAATCGGTTTCGTCCTGGCACTGGACGGCGAAAAAGAATTTACCGCCCAAATCAGGACGGCCAATAAGGAGGCGCGCGCCCTTCAGGAGGGTTTAAAAGGGCTGTCCGAAGAGTACAAGGGCAATGCGAACAGCATGGAGGCGCTTGAAAAGAGGCAGGAAAAACTTGTCGACTTGCAGACGAGATACAAACAGGCCGTCGACGCAGCCAAAACCGTTCAGGAGCAGGCGAAGAAAATCGCCGACGAACAGGCGGAAAAACTGCAGAAACTTCAGAAAGAACTGGATGAGGCGTCAAAGGCTCAGAAGAAGATGGCCGATACCGGCGACACATCGTCTGACGCATACAGAGACCAGGCAAACCGGGTAGAGGAACTGACGCAGGCGGTCAGAGAACAGGCGCAGGTTGAGACACAGGCGCGCGGGAAACTGGCGGATTGGAATAAGACCTTGACGCAGAACGAAAACCGCCTGAAAGCGACGACATCCGAGCTGGAACAGAACGGGAAGTATCTCGACGAGGCAAAACAGAGCGCGGACGGAACAGCCAAATCTATTGATAAATTCGGTAAAGAGCTCAGTGACGCGGAGAAAGAAGCGCGTGAATTCGGCGACGGAGTAGACGACGCCTCCAAGAATACAGGCGGTTTCGGGGACGCTCTTAAAGGCGCCGCGGCCGTTGCCGCGGGTAACCTCATTTCCTCCGGCTTAAGTAAAGTGGCGGATGTTGCCAAAGACGCGACTAAGGAAATGGTCAGAGTCGGGTCCGAGTTCGAAAAAGCGATGTCCGAAGTTAAGGCTATTTCGGGCGCGTCTACATCGGATCTGGACGCGATGGAAGCCAAAGCGAAGTCGCTCGGAGCCAGCACGAAGTTCTCCGCTTCACAGGTCGCGGACGGTTTCAAGTATATGTCCCTTGCAGGATGGGACGCGCAGGCGATGCTGTCATCTATTGACGGCGTTGTAAATCTCGCAGCAGCCTCCGAAATGGAGCTGGGCGAGGCGTCCGACATGGTAACAGACTACCTCTCCGCATTCGGGCTTGAAGCGTCATATGCCGGGCAGATGGCGGACGAGATGGCATATGCCCAGGCTAATTCCAACACGACGGTGGCGATGCTGGGCGAAGCATTCGGGAACAGCGCATCTCAGGCACATTCGATGGGGCAGAGCCTTGAAACGACAACCGCCATTTTGGAGGCAATGGCCAACCAGGGCTTGAAGGGATCCGAAGCAGGCACGGCGTTGAACGGCGTCATGGCGCAGATTGTTCAGCACATGGAAGACGGCGCAATAGCAATAGGAAGCACCAATGTCGCCGTCACCGATTCCGAAGGGAACTTCAGAGACCTGACTGACATAATGGGCGACGTCGAGAAGGCGACATCATCCATGACGGAAGAGCAGAAGGCATCCGCGCTTCAGGCCGTTTTCAATCGGACATCCCTGAAGGGCGTGAACCTGATTCTTTCCGAGGGCGTGGACAAGATCCGCGGATATAAGGACGAGCTGGAGAACGCGGACGGCGCAGCTTCGAGTATGGCGGAGACCATGCAGGACAACCTGCAGGGGAGCGTGACTGAGTTCAAGTCCGCTGCCGAGGGTCTGGGGATCGCGATATACGACAGAATAGCGAAGCCTCTTACGGACATCACAGATGTGGCAACAGATGTGATGGGATCAATTACAGAAGCGCTGACACCCCCTCCGAAATCGGAGCTTGAAACGTTCCTTGAAGCCGTTCAGGGGGAGATATCGGAGACGCGGGAGAAAATCGAGAGTCTGGGCGACATTGAGATATCCGCAACGGCCGATATTGCCGAAATTGAGGCATACAGAGGCGTCCTTGAGAAAGCGACTAAGGACGAGGAATTGTCCGAATTCGAAAAGTATCAGTTGAAGGCAGCCGTCGACGCTCTGGGCGACTCAATCCCCGGGCTCCGTGATGCGTATGACGAAGAAACCAGTTCGATTAATCTTACAACAGACGCGCTGGACGCCCTGCTTGACTCTACGGAAAAACAGATACGTCTGAACGCCTATAAAGACACGTTTTCGAAGGCATATGAGGCGGAGGCGGAAGCGGCGCTTGAGGCAGCGAAGGCACAGAGCGCCCATGACGAAGCCGTGAAAGCCCTCCGGGAGTCATTCGGAGATCTGAGTGATGAGGAATTCGAGTCGCTCGGAGTCATGGATGCAAACCTCGCGAAACTGACCGCAATAGGAATGGCGTACGGCGTGGACGCCGGGGAAATTGAGAAATACCGGCAGGAGATAAAGTCCACAGAGGCAGACGTCAAGACGGCAAACGACGCGCAGGCAGAAGCCTCCGAATACGTAGAGCAGGCCAGAACCGCGTACGAGAATCTGGCGGGTATGACGATGACCGCATCGGAGACGCTCGGGGACTATGCAAAAGCGCTTCAGGAGTCCGTTGAGGCGGACAAGAAAGGCGCGGACGGCACTAAGATCCGCGCGGACGCAGCGGACAAACTGGCACTGGCTCTTGAAAACGGTATCATAAGCGAGAAACAGTTCCAGGAGGCGATATCATATAACAATTTTGAAAAGGCAGCCGAAGGCGCCCAGAAATACGGTGAAGCCGTTCAGGGTGTAGTTGTATCCGAAGAGGCATACGGCAAAGCCAGAAGACTCAGGGTACAGGCAAAACAGGCGGAGGAACAGGGAGACAGGGCTTCCGCAGCGTCTCTCCGGGAACAGGCAGCGATGCTTGAGTCCGGGGCCATGTCTTATGATAAGGAAACGAAGGCGATTGGCGCAAATACGGACGCCACAAAGGAAAACGCTGACGCCCTGAACGACACCGCCGAGGCGGGACAGGAAGCAGAGGACCAGGCAAAAGCGACGGCAGAAGCGGAGAAGAAGGCAGCGGAAGAAGCACAGGCAAACGCAGACGCCCGCACTAACGCTCTTACGGACATCAGAAACGCCTATTTCGACACGTACAACAGCATAAAAGATTCCGCACAGATCAATCTTTACGAGAAGTTCAACGGCGGGGACGACTCGACCGTTGAAGAGATGATTGACAACCTCCGCAGTCAGAACGAGGGCATGAAGCAGATGCAGGAGGAATCCCAGGCGGTCATTGACGCATACGGGGACGTCCTCGGACCGGAACTGATCACAAATCTGCAGAGCATGGGAACGGACGCGGCGAACACATGGCATCACATGTTCGTTACCATGAGTCAGGACAACGCGCCGGAGCTTATGTCCGAAATGCGTGATCTCATTCTCGAAAACATGGACCTTTCGGAAGGAATCGCGGAGGTCGGCGCGGGGGCGGTAACGGCGTACCAGCTGGCAATGGGAGAGCTCGGAAGCACGCCCGTTGAGTGGCAGGGACTCCGTGACTCCGTTAAGGAGATGACTCCGGAACTTGATAAGGCTATATCGGAAGCACAGAAGGCGGGCATTAAAATCCCGAACGGACTGGCAGACGGCCTGAAGTCCGGAGAAACAACGGTCGATTCCGCAATTAAACAGCTGAACAGCGCGGCCAAAGGTACACTCGACGGATTGAAAGAGATTGCGACGCAGGAAGGAATCGAAATTCCGAAAGCGATTTCGGAGCAGATTTCCGCAGGCGACATCACGGGCGCGGTCCAGTCCCTTGCTTCATATCTCTCAGGATCCGACGCATTCGAGCAGGCAGCGAAAACGGCAACGGAGAAGGTAGGCTCGGGAGTTGAAGAGGGAACCGCCTCCGCCGGGGAGGAAGCGAAGAACGCAGGCGCGGAGCTCGGAAAGCAGTCGGTCGCCGGATATGCGTCATATGAAAATGCTTTCTACAATCACTCCGTTTCCATGGGGCAGAACGCAGCGGACGGTCTCGGATCGAAAGCGCCGGCGGTAAAATCGAAAGCGCAGATGATAGCAGACGGCGCGCTGAAAGCCCTTGAGGACGCAAAGGAAAAGTTCAAGACAGCGGGTTCCGATGCGGGCGGGTCTTATTCTACCGGGCTTAAAAGCAAAAAATCCACTGAAGACCCCGCGGGAGGCACGCTGGCAACGGCCGGAGCACAGGGCGCGAGAGCAAAAGCCGGCGCTTATATATCAGCCGGGTCGGGAGCCGGAAGCGCGTATGCTACAGGTGTTTCCTCCGGCAGAGCGCAGGCGCAGGGCGCCGGAGCAGGCCTTGCCAAATCCGCAGAGGACGGCGCGAAAAGCAGAGGGACATCCGGTTTCATACAGGTGGGCCGTGAATCCGCGCGCGGTATGGTCGTCGGTATGCGTGAAGGCTACCCGGCCATCGAGGCAGCAGCGGCCGAAATGGTGAACAGGGCTATTCGGTCAGCAAAAGCGAAAGCCGTGATTAAGTCCCCGTCCCATGTCTTCAGGGACGAGGTCGGTTATCAGATGTCCGCCGGTGTCGCATGGGGTATCGAGCAGGGAACGACGATTGCAGAGAAGGCAGCGTCCGACATGTCATTGAAGACGCTGAAGGCAGCGAAGTCATGGCTTGACGCATACAAAGATGAACACTACGTTTCCCTGAACGAACAGCGGGAATACTGGGAGCGGGTCGCCTCTTATGTCGGCAAAGGGACGGAGGCATACAGGCTCCTTCAGGAACAGGCCAAAAAGGCGTGGACATATACCCTGTCTGGTATCGGGAACGGGGATCTGGTACGGTCGCCCGCGAAAAACACAAAGTTGTCGCAGGATGAACTGGAACGCATGACGGGAATATCCGTGAAGGATTTCGGGCGTCAGCTTTCCAATTACTTCGGTCTTGTACGGGAAGAAGACGAGACATTCGACGCATTTCGGGACCGAGTTTATCAGAGGGCTACAGATTATATATCGGATCTCAGAGAACTTACAGACATATCTGGGCGCGATGTCCTGAACATGCAGTCTATGCTGTTTGCCCTTACAAAAGGAACCGATCTTTTTACGAAGAACCTGAAGGGGCTTATCGAGGCGGAACAGCTGTATGCGAAAGAACAGCAGGAGCAGGCGGACGCGGAAATAGACCGCGCCATAGAACGGCAGGAATATGCAAACAGCCTGTTCGAGAAGTACATTGACGAAAGAGACGAAATTGTCTCCGATTACTACGACAAAGTGAAGAACCGCGCCGATGAGTATTACGACGCGGTCGCCGACAGGCAGAAAGACATCCTCTCAGATTTCAGGCTTTTCGAGGAATGGGACAGCGAAGGGAAAACCGGGGACGTACTCCTGAAAAACCTTGAAGAGCAGGTCGCAGGGCTGGCGTTCTATTCCGAACAGATGCAGGCACTTGAACAGCGCGGAATCCTGTCACAGGAGCTGATTGACGAGCTCAGGGAGATGGGCGCGGATCAGAGCGCGAATATCTACAGTCTGGGGCAGATGTCAGACGCGGATCTTGCCAGATACCAGGCGCTCTACGACGAACGGGAGAGACTGGCACGGGAGGAGTCGGAGAGGCAGAATCAGGCGATGCTGGATGACTCCCTGAAAGCCCTGAAAGAATATAAGGATACCGCGGAGCAGTATCTCTGGGACCTCTTCTACGCATACCGTGACCAGATGCAGGCCTACATGACAGAGATGATGGGAATCGCCGATTTTACGTCTACGTTCTGGGTGAAAGACGGGCAGATGACGGGATGGCTGAACGACACGGAGAACAACAAGTATAACGCCGACAAAGCCATATCGGAGCTTCTGGCACGGTACGGAATTGTATCAGGGTATGATACGAGCCTGTCAGAGATCATATCACGGTATGCGGGCGCATGGAACGTAGACGGAATGAATTCCGCCCTCCTGAACGAACAGGTACAGGGATTAAATCTGAACGCATTGCAGGCATTAAACACGGCTCTCGGACAGTATTACGATGCGGGACAGCATATTACAGTTGACAACAGTTCGCAGGCTCTTTCGATGGCACAGATGGCCGATGCGGTGACGAAACTGGTTTCTCTCGTTTCGTCCATGACGGTACAGCTTGACACGGGAGTTGTCGCGGGAGCCCTTGCCCCGGCAATTTCGGAGTCGCTTGCCTCCGAGAGTCTCACGGCAAACGGCGGGCTGATATAACAAACAACATGAGCGGGCTCTTCACGGGGCCCGCGTTTTATTAGAAAGGGGGTTTCTTCTATATGATTATGTACGCGACAAACGGTTCCAATGACATACGTTCACGGGACCATTATATCGATCTCAGATACACGGAGCAGTGGCGGGTATCTCTCGGGGCGCGCGCTGTTTCGCAGTCGTCAACAGCGGGCACGCTTCAGGATGCCCGGAACAGTTACGGCACGCTTCCCCTGTCCCTGACTCTCATGGTACGGGGCGGGACGAGGGAGAAGAACAGGGCGATTGTCAGTCGTATTCTTTCCCGCATGAACGGAAAAATCGTGATAGAAGAACTGGACGGATACGAGAATCTGGCATTTATCGGAAGCCTTAAATCATACAGCGTAAACCCGCAGTGTGAACGGTGGTATACGCTGACACTTGTTTTCGATTGTGAAAAGTGGATTACAGAAATCATACAGCCCGGAGGATATTTTCCGTCTGGTTCCGACGTTCTTCCCGTGGAGCTTACAACGAGTTTTGAAAACCCGCAGTCTATCCATACCATAGATGCCATTGTGGATATGCATGCGGGCACTTCACAGGAGACGATGGGCACAATAACGGTGAAGGAGAAGAAGCCGTATATGGACAGAGAAACGGAGCTTAAAGCATCGGGGGTAATTACAACCCCGCTGTCCCTTTATATACAGGCGCTGGCTTCCGCGGGGTTTGAGAGTCTGACGCTCACAGCCACGTCTTACGACACCCCGGACAACGAATGGAGCCTGAAGCTTTCGGGCTTGCCCGCGGGACATGCATTCAAACTGGACGCACCTCTTCCGGGCGCAGGAAATCAGTTTTCTATAGCAGTGGAGGACGGTTCCGGCAACACGGTAGATGCGAGTAACATTTTATCCGAAATGACAAAATGGCCGACATACGCAGGCGGATACATGGAAATAGCGGTTTCGGCTCTGGGCGATACGGAAGGCACATTGTCACAGGGTACGATTCAGTTCCCTGTCTGCGCGCTTAAAGCCCTGTAAAAGGAGGTGGAGTCATATGCTCGGCGCAATTTATATGAAAAGCCCTGACGGGACGAAATACGGCGGAGTCGCCGTATCAAATATCAAATTTACACATGACTACGAAGACGACGCCCGTACATTGGAATTCTCCGCACGGGTGGAAAACCTGAAAAGCGTTTTCGGAATCGTTCCCGGTACGGAGTGGACGGCGGACACAAAAGACGATAATTGTCCCGCGCCGTATACCGTGAAAAGCGCAAAACGGGACCATAGCGGGTCTGTCGTATACACGGCGCGCCTCCTTCCCGACCTTGACGGCACGGCATATAAGAATTTCACACAGACAGGACAGCTGAAGAGCCTGATACAGGTTCCGACGGGCTGGACGGTCGGAGGATATGCGCCCGCCGTCTGTATGGATAAAATTTCACGCATGAAAGACGGCACGATGCTCCTGTATTTCCTGGATCAGTGGGACAGCTACGCGGGGAATGCGACATGGGAGAGCTACTTTAGCGCAACAAAGCGCGGTTTTTACAGCACAAAGACGGACCCCGACGACGGATGGAGCACGGCTTATAAGCAGTACACGGCGGATTATCAGAACATAACGCCCGCGCAGATTAACGAAAAACTTCAGGAGCAGGCGGTCTGTCATCTGTCATGGGACTACCGGAAGAAGAGAGTCATGATCACCGACGCCTACAGAATGCCGGAGCCGACAGGCACGCTTATTGACGGGGCGAATCTGAAAGAGTGCAACAGGGCGGAGAGCTCCGAGGCGCTCTACAACGGCATTCTCGCGATTGGTAAAGACGATCTTTACCTGACAACGGACGAGGGAGCCGACGCGAGCGGGATACTTTGGGACAGAACATACTCCACGAAGGACCGCGTCTACGTTTTTCAGAACACTTCCGCGGAAACGCGGGAAGCCCTGAAAAATTCCGCATTGAGGGAACTTGAGATCATCAGCAAACCGGATATTACATACCGCATCAGTTACGACGCCCTTGTCCCGGGACTTACGGAGCATTTCCCGCAGGCGGGGGAGAGCGTCATGGTATATGACGGACAGACGGACACATCGGAGCCGATGCTGGTTACAAAGTCGGTGTATTACCCGCTGGAACCGGGCAAAAGCAGTATTGATGTCGCAGGAACACGGACGGCGTGGGGGCGTTTTCAGAAAGCGTATGCAAAGGCGACGCGGAACATCAACGATACGATAAATGCCGACGGAACCATCAAAGTTTCCAGAATCATTACCGCACTGGGTGACAGCACGGTACAGCAGACGATTAAAGACATCGTTGCCGATAATTCACAGCTTCAGGATGTGGAGAACGTCCTCCGTCTGTCATCCGCGGGTATGACAAAGGCGCAGAGAGTCGCACAGGTCAATTCGACACTGGACATGACGGATACGAGCGGGACGGAGGACGAACAGATCACGAGGGCATACAACGCCCTTGGAGTTTCCTCTTCCGCCTCCACGGGCTCCGAGGTACTGGACGGGTATGAAGACAGGATAACGGACCTTGAGACATGGCAGAGCAGTATCGGGACGGTGGATATCACCCTTACACCCGAGGAGACGGTCTCCAGGCATCTTTACAACGCATCCACGGGGCAGGAGTACGGCGATAACGTCAACTACGAATACCGGAAATATGCCGTGACGCCCGGGGAAACGTATCTGATAACGGGAAGCGCTGCCTATTCCGCAAGTTACTATCCCGCCTGCGCCTTCTTTAAGGAAGGGCAGACATACCGCCTGTCCGTTCACGGGACGGACCCGAACACGACGTATACCGACCTTGAGGTAACAGCACCCGCGGACGCCGACTTCATGATTGTGCAGAAATGCGTGTCAGGTGTATCCGTCACGGCGAAGACGAGCAAAGAGCTCACAGACGCGGTCGCGGAAGTAATGCAGATGTCGGATACCGTGAATGAAACCGCCACGGATGTTTCAAAGCTGAAGGCGAAAATATTCTACCCGAGAAACACCGACGCCGTCATTCGGGACGCATTAAGAAATCCGTTCGTCCTGAAACCGCTTGATAAAGGATATGTATCCTTCGTTTTCGACGACCTGCGGGATCAGACGGACAGTATTGCGTCCATATTCGAACTGTATAATATGCCCCTCTGCCTTGCATGTATTCCGGCCCGCATGGGTGTTATCGGCACAGGACTCACGCAGGCGCGCGGAAATTTTGTTCCGGGCATGTATATGTATGATGTGGTGAAGCAGGTCATCACGAACGGAGGGGAAGCCCTTGTCCATAATTCCACGGTCCTGAACAGATACAACCAGTTCGATTATGACACGATGTTCAGCTATTTCTTCGATTCCCGCACGGACCTTGAACACTGGGGCGAACCGTATGTCGGAAAGGTACGGGGAATCATCAGAGCAGGCGGAGCGGATATGATATCCAACAGCCCGGAGATCGACCGCTGGCTCTACAACGAATACGACTACAGCGACATGGGATATCATCCCGAAATGGAGAACTACACATGGGAGCGGACGACCATCAACAGACCCCTTTCAGAGATTAAAAGCCTGATTGACGACGCGGTCACGAATAAGACATGGCTTCGTTTTTACGGTCACGATTATTCGTACGGAGAGGGGGAGACGCTGACGGGCGAACAGGATCTCATGGACATTCTGGATTATGTTCAGTCATCCGGTATTACCGTTGTTACATACGGATACATGTACGATACATTCGGAAGCTCGGCGCTTGAAGAGAAGATGAAGGCGCTGATTAACGCATAACGGCACACATAAAACCCACGGGGGACGGATAAAACCGTCCCCTTCTTTTATGCAGAAAATGCCTCCGAAAACGCATATTGTTAATGAATTAACAAAGTCATGTTTTATGTCCACGAGGCCACACGCGGACGGGAAATTCGCGGGTCGGCGCCCGCAGAAAGGAGCGGGGAAAAATGGACATCGGAACGGTGGTCGCCATGTGCGGGGTCGCGGTCGCCCTGGTTTTTCAGGGGATAACGGCGATACGGACGGGCAAGAAAGACCAGGCGGAGGAGTCGTCGCAGATGACGCTCATGTTCGCCAAGATTGACGAAGTACAGCGCGGGATAGACGACATCAGGAAAGAGATTTCGGATATCAAAAGCGACGTACGGGAAGATCACGACAAGTTAATCCGTCTGGAACAGAGCGTGAAAACTTTATGGCATAAAGTCAATGGCCCGGAAGAGCGGGCGGAAAGGAGCGAGGCATGAGAAATTCTATTTTTACAAGGGAATGGTTCAGAGCAGCGGGGATCCGTGCACTTAAAACGGTTGCACAAACCGCAATTGCGACGATCGGCAGTTCCGCGGTAATTTCGGCGGTTGATTGGCGTGTTGTTGCGAGCGCTTCCGCACTTGCAGGAATTCTGTCAATCCTGACATCAATTGCAGGCCTGCCGGAAGTGGAAGGATGAGGAGGTGTTGAGAGATGAAGAGCTTCATCGCATTATGCTCATTCTCCGGTCCGGAAATCGAAATGCGGGTAGGAGAGATCAGAGAACTTGATGAGAATGCGCCTCTCATTCAGGCACTTGTCGCGGTTCGGTATCTTCAGGAATACAAAGCCTCTACAGGCCTTCCTGACGTCACGAGCGCGGACGCGGGCAAGGTTCTGACTGTAAGCGCAGAAGGCGCATGGACGGCTAAGGACGGCCCGCAGGGTATGCCCGCAGTCACCGCATCGGACGCGGGAAAAGTCGCGGTAGTCAACAGCAACGGCGTCTGGATTGCCGACGAGATCCCGAGCGCGGAAAGTTCGAGCTATTAAAGGGGGGGGTGTTCTTATGACGGGAAAGAAGATCATTTTGGACAGCTCCCTTACGGCAATAGCGGACGCGATCAGGGCAAAGACGGGGAAAACCGGAAAGATAACGCCGGCACAGATGAAAACGGAGATCGGGACGCTCTCTAAGCCGTCCGGGACGAAAACCGTCTCCGTATCCGCAAACGGCACGAGAACGGAGAATGTCAAAGCATATGAGTCCGTGAAGATTCAGACGAATGTCTCCCCGAGCCTGACGCAGATCACGGCGTCACAGAACGGGACATACACCGCGGGCACATACGGAGTAGACGGGTTTTCCGCTGTTACCGTCGACGTACAGGGCGGAGGCGGAGGAGGAGACGAAGCGCCGATTATTATACTGGCACAGAACGGCCCGCAGAGCGCACAGAGCACCGGCGCCACCGCAAAGACAAGCGGAAGCACCAGACCGACATCACTTGCCGGGCTTTTCTCCGGCTGGAAATATCTTCAGGGCGCGGACATCTCCGGGCTGGATACGGCGCAGGTGACGGATATCTCATATCTGTTTTCCGGATGCGCAATGTTGCAGTCGACGGGCAATATCCAGATGCCGTCCGCCGGTTTCCAGTCCATACAGAGAGCGCAGGGCGTCTTCTCCGGATGCGGTTTTACGAGCCTGGACCCGACAGCTTTTATACAGGGGGCACAGGATATCAGCTACATGGCGGACTACAACGAGAGCCTGCAGACGGTCAGTTTCGGTTCCGGCAGTCTGTCGAATGTTCTTCGGGCGGACGGCATGCTGTGTGCATGTGCACAGATACAGTCGCTGAGTTTTGCAAACACGGGCCTGCAGAACGTACAGAGCATGGTCTCCGCATTTTCCGGATGCGAGGCTCTCGCAACGCTCAATCTTTCCGGATGCAATTTCTCGCATATCACATACGACCCCGACGATGGCGGGGGCTGGGACTACATTTTCGAAGGATGCATAGCGCTGGAAAACATCCAGACAGACGGACAGACGGTATTCCCAGACGCGCCTATCGATCTGTCGGCGACGGCGGTTCTGACGGCACAGAGCCTGCAGAATATCCAGAACGTGCTTCCGCAGTCACAGAACGGATCTACGCTGACACTCAATCAGACGGTATACGACAACGCGGACCCGAACGTCATCACGATGATTGAGAATAAGGGCTGGACGGTCGCATCGTTCGATCCCTACGGCGGGGAATGATATTGACAAAAAAATAACAATGATACAGGCGGGGCGGGCAATTCCGTCCCGTTTTCAGGAAGGAGGTAACGGGCATGTACAGAGTACGGAAATCATGGGCGGATGCGTCCAGCCAGACAGGCGCTTTCTCAATCAAACAGAACGCCATCGCATATGCGGATCATTTTCAGCAGACCGTCTACGACGACAACGGGAGACCCATATATACCGGCATTCCGACGATGTTCTACGAATCGACGCTGCTTAAAAAGGTCGGGAAGTACAAGAAGGGCGCCCGCGTCCAGGTACTCCGTGGGCAGGATAAGCGCTGGCTCATTTTCCCCGAATTAATCGAGGTTCAGAAGAGCGCCATCAATCTGACAAAGCAGTGTTACGACGCAAAGAGGAAATTCACCCGCGCGGAGGCGGAAGGCTGGGTCAACGGGAAAGGCTTCAAATCAGAGACGGAATACCTGTTTTGGGCGTCCAAATACACGCAGAGAGTCTATATCTTCACGGGCAGAAGGAAAGAGTGGAAACTGCTGAAAACCTTCCCGTGCGGAACGGGGAGCATAAAAGACGGGGACGGCTCAGACCCGGGTATCTATCTTAAAACGAGCGCGAAGATCTGGAACAAGGGCGACACGACGGAACGGGGGAAACAGGCAAAGAACAGCACATGGAGAGGCCCGCGGGGGAATCAGCGCTGGAACATGCATTATTCAAGCCCGGGCGGAAACAGCATTCATGCCGGTACAACGGGGCACCCGTCCACGCATGGATGTATAGCTCTGGGATCGAAAGCATCGCCGTGGGCATATAAGAACCTGCCCATAGGCACAAGAGTCATTTTGTATTAAGGAGGTGGAACACATGGCACTTAAAATCAATAAGCTCATATCCCCGTACAATCATTACAAGGGCAACAACGGCAGGAAGTACATCGTCATCCATTATGTCGGAGCGCTCGGAGACGCCAAAGCCAATTGTGAGTTTTATGCGGGCGGGAACAGAGGAGCAAGCGCGCATTATTACGTCGGTTTTAACGGCGACATCTGGCAGAGCATCGAGGAAGAAGACAGCGCGTGGTCCGTGGGCGTAAACTACGGAGGCGCCCTGTTCGGCACATGCAACAACAGGAACAGTCTCAATATCGAAATGTGCGTCCGTAAACGCTCTACACGGACGATGAACGCGACAGACCAGGACTGGTATTTCGAGGACGCGACGGTGAAGAGCGCGGTCGCATTGACGAAGATGCTCATGAAAAAATACGGCATTCCCGCCGATCATGTTGTCCGTCATTACGAGGTATGCAAGAAGTATTGCCCCGCTCCGTATGTAACGAACAACACAAAACATACATGGGCCGAATTCAAACGCCTTATCGGAGAGAAGGGCGCAGAGGTTCAGGAAGTCGCATGGTACAGAGTCGGTACGGCATGGGAAGACGGAGCATGCGTCGGACAGATCGGCGCGTATGAAGTCCTTGAAAATGCGATCAAGACCGCGGAGGCGTCCGATCTGACAATGCGGGTATACGACAGCAAAGGAACGGTCGTATACACAAGCGCGGAGAAGAGACCTGTTACGGGGACACAGGCGAAAGCAATTACGGGCACGGAAGCGGAAAAAGCGCAGAGAATGCTGGAACTGGTAAAGAGGACGGACGAGTCGGGCATCTTATGGTCCGTCACGACAGCGCAGATGATACTGGAGTCGGGATACTGCGGTACAGACCTGGCGCAGGGCGCGAATAACTGCTTCGGGATGAAGCGGAGCCTCTCGGGGAATACCTGGAAGAGCGTCTGGGACGGCGTCTCCGTATACAACAAAGTTACCGCGGAACAGGACAAGAACGGGAACGAGTACCACGTAAAGGCGGACTTCCGCAAGTATCAGTGCGTGGAAGACAGCATCCGTGATCACAGCCTCTATCTGATCGGAGCACAGAACGACAGCGGAACGGGTCCGAGGTATCCGGGCATTACGAGTATCAGACCCGCAAAGAAGGCAATCGAGATGATCAAGGCGGGAGGATATGCCACGGATGTGAACTACGTGAAGAAGATCATGAATATTATCGAGCGGTTCAATCTGGATAGGTATGATGCTGACTGCAGTCCCGTTGGGGCGCCTGCGGCGCCTGTGCCCGGAAAGGTGAACCCGGGAGCGGTGACTCCGTACAGAGTCCGGAGAACATGGGAGGACAGCGCCTCTCAGGTCGGGGCATACGATGTATTACAGAACGCCATCCGCCACGCCGACAGAACGGGCCTGACAGTCTACGACGCAAACGGGAAAGCCGTTTATACGGCATCTCCGACAGCGCAGGGCGGGCGCGTTCCGTTCATGGTCCGTGTCAGGAAAGAGCATATCGTCATCCGCCGGGGCGCGGGTCCTGCATATGCGGAAGTCGATGAAATCCCCATCGGCACATACACCATCGTCGAAACGAAACAGCGCAAGGGACACACATACGGGCGCCTGCTCTCCGGCGCAGGGTGGGTTGACTTGATGTACGTGGAGAGGGTATAATAACGATGAGGGGGGAGCCCCGAACTTCATAGGAAGCCTTTTTTCAGGCGGATCTAAAATCAGAAAAAGAGGGCAGTGAATAAAATCACCGTCCTCTTTTTCTGTCAATAATACCAGCCACAAATAACGAGATCATACTGCGCATATTTCAGGTAATCCTGAAGAAAGATGATGTCCCCGCGGTTCGTCCCGCAATGTTCCTCCACATACCTTTTCACATCCGGATCCATGAGAAAAAGTATCTGATCCCACAGCCTGAAAATCTCATCCGCGATGATGTCAATATTGTATGGGTCGTAGTATGTCTGCCCGCCGTCCAAAGATAAGCACCTCATTCTGTATACCTCCGTCTGTAAAAAATGGCCTACTGGATTGTTAATATTTTAACATAAACCGCCGTTTTTGACCAGGAAAAACGGGCGGAAGGGTGTGAAATAATGGTGTGAAATTGTGACCCTCTGTAAGAAATACATATGTGAAACAACGGAAAAACATATGTATTTTCTACAGAAACCGCCGTGAAATTGATATGAACCGATCCTGATTGACGGTTTAGAGAATGTAAACCGTTCACGAGAGACGAAAAGCGCAAAAAACGCGGTAAAACCGTCTTAAAACCGCTTTAATTGAGGCAACCGCGGGCATAATTGTCGATAAACCGCCCGAGGTTAAGAATCGGAGGCGATGCGTCCGCCGAGGCGGGCGGAACGTCTCCGCGTAAGCCAAACACGCCGAAATCATCTCTTAATTTTGGCATGTAAGTTATGGCGTGGCAGATCATGCCGGTTATTGAACGGGAACAGAAAAACCTTCCTTCTTATAAAACAGAACAGACAGCCGTCCCCCGAGAGCCTGCTGAACGGTATGCAGGCGCCCTTTTATCATGTTCAGAAGAATGTCCCTTCTTATATAAAGAAGCAACAGAGAACAGGACAGACGGCGTCTCCGCTCATACCGGCGACACGGAAAAGAGGGAAGAGAACAAAGGTCCGGCACAGGAAAACAAGACAACAAAACCGTGCGGAACGGAAACATATAAACATCCCGCATATTATATAAAACAGAGCGCATAACAGCCCCCATACGGCGCAAAAACAGGCATAAAACGGCGGGAAATACAACGGATAACAGAATATTCACATGGGGAAGAGAACGCCCATTCTGCGCGAAATAACGGGGTACAGAACAACTACGGAGACGACGACAGACGAAACTGATACAGCATTGACAAAAGGAACAGGAACGTGCGGAACAGATAACCGGGTACAGCACGCTTTTCATTCCAACGGGGCGCGGGAACATGCGGAGCACGGAACGGGTACGGAGTGCAGCACGGACTCCGTCATTTCATGCAGAACGAAAAGGAGAGAGCAGAATGCGGAACGGGGTACGGAGTGCAGCACGGTTTTGCCGTTCCCGAATTGCATATCAGTCAGAACGGGGACTCGGGTTCTTCCGCAATTTTTCCGAATGAGTAAAATAATGCGGTGAAGTAATAAAAATATTATTCTTATGCACGGAAAACGGGCATTTCAGGTAATAAAAATAATATTACTATGTTTTTGAGGCGTTTAGAGGTAATAAAAATATTATTACTATGTTTTTGAGTCGTTTTGAGGTAATAAAATTATTATTCACTGTAATTTCGAATGGACGTTTAGACATAAAAATATTATTCTTATTACAGATTATTTCAGGAGGAAGGACATGAAATACAAGAGCATCGATCTTTTCGCAGGTATCGGCGGAATAAGAATGGGCTTCGACAGAGCTTTTGGGAAGGACATCGAAACGACTTTTGTCTGCGAGTGGGACGAATTCGCACAACAGACATACCGGGCGAATTTCGGAGAGGATACGGCAATAGCGGGTGACATCTGCGCGGTAGATGAAAAGGATGTGCCCGCATTCGATATATGTTTGGCGGGGTTCCCCTGCCAGGCTTTTTCCATTGCAGGAACGGGCGGATACGGACGGCAGGGATTTAATGACGATTTCAAGGGCAGGAACCGCGGGAATTTATTCCTGGAGGTAGTCCGTATCTGCGAGTATCACAAGCCGAAAGTAATTTTCTGCGAGAACGTGAAAGGCCTTTTTCAACATGATCACGGACGGACATTCAAGGTAATCAGGGACGCCTTCAGAGACATCGGGTATCAGGTGTTTTGGAAAGTATTGAATTCACGAGATTTCGGCGTTCCGCAGAATCGTGAACGGATATACATCGTGGCGTTCCGTGACGACCTGAACATCGGCGAGTTCAGGTTCCCAGAGGGAACGGGAGAGCCCGTCTGTATAAGGGATATATTGCAGGATGCGCCCGTGCCCGCACGGTATTATCTGTCGGATGTATACGTGAAAACGCTCAGAGAGCACAAAGCACGGCACGAGGCAAAGGGAAACGGTTTCGGGTACGAAATCAGGGACTTAGACGGAATAGCGGGGACCATCGTCTGCGGAGGCATGGGACGGGAAAGAAACTTAATCATAGACCCGCGCCCGCACAGCATGGAACCGGAGACGCATATAAAGGGACACATAAATACAGAGGACATAAGGAAAATGACGCCCAGAGAATGGGCAAGGCTTCAGGGATTCCCCGATGATTACAGGCTGATTCTAAGCGACACGCATTTATATAAGCAGTTCGGAAACAGCGTCTCCGTGAATGTAATTGAAGCAATTGCACGGGAGATAAAAAGGACATTGGAGGTCACATAATGATCGCAGGGAATAAGGGCGAATGGTCCGAATTATACGTTTTATTGAGATTACTGGCAGACGGGCGTCTTTATTCCGCGGATGCACAGCTTCGTAAAATACAGAACGTATACGCGCCCATTCTGTCTGTATTCCGTCAGGAGCTGGAGAGCGGACGGATGGAATACCGGGTTATCGAGAAAAACCGGCAGGTGGAACTATACTGGAACGGCGACAAAATCAAATCGATACAATCCGATGTATTGGCACAATATGCCGAAACCCTGTTCGCGGGAATACTGGCAGGAAACAGGGCCTCCTTCCAGATACAGGGCGCAGACGCCATTATGAGCGACATAAAGGCGACTAAAATCAAAGCGCCGTCATCGGATAAAACAGATATCCAGATGCGCATATACGACCGCAAAACGGGCTACAACAGCGTTGTAGGGTATTCCATAAAGAGTGAATTGGGGAACGCGCCGACACTGCTGAACGCGTCAGGGGCGACCAATTTCCGATATGAGGCGACCGGTATTACAGAGCAGGACGCCAGGGACATAAACGCCATTTCCACGAAAGCAAAAATCCGTGACAGAGTCCTGATGATCGAACGGAAGGGCGGTCTCCGTTTTGTAGGAGCGGGAAACAGGGTTTTCGGCGGCAACCTTCTTTTGATTGACAGCATGATGGAGGAGATTATCTCCTTCATGCTTATAGAATATTACAGGAACGGGAAGACATTCTGTTCCGACATAGCGACAGCAATTGAGAGCAGGGACCCTCTCGGGTATCACAGGGCGGGCGTATACAGATACAAAATCAAGAAGTTCTTGTGTGCAATTGCCCTCGGCATGGTTCCGTCCAGACCATGGGACGGACAGGACGAGGCGACCGGGGGCTACATCATCGTAAAAGAGGACGGGGACGTGCTCGCATATCATCTGTACAACCGGAACGCATTCGAAACATACCTTCTCAATAACACGAAACTGGAGACGGGAAGCACGGGCAAACACGGATTCGGAACGATATACGAGAGCAACGGGCACCATCTCATCAATTTAAACCTGCAGGTGAGGTTCGTCTGATATGGACAGACACACGCCGGAACAACGGCGCCGGAACATGCAACGGGTAAAATCCAAAGACACGACCATCGAAATCGCTCTCAGAACGGCTCTTTGGCATGAGGGGATAAGATACCGAAAGAACTACGGGAAACTGCCCGGACGCCCTGATATCGCCATTACGAAGCACCGCATTGCCGTTTTCTGCGACTCCGCATTTTTTCACGGAAAAGATTACGAGACACGGAAGAAACCGGAGACGCATGCGGAATTCTGGGACAAAAAGATCAGACGGAACATGGAACGGGACCGAGAGGTAGAGACAGAACTGCGGGCACAGGGCTGGACGGTACTGCGCTTTTGGGACGACGAGATAAAGCATGATCTACCCGGTTGCGTGCAGGCCGTGAAAGAGGCAATATTTGATGCGGAAGTGAATGCATATATATAGGAAGAAACTCATTTTCAATAACATCGCTTAGGCGGTGTTATTTTTTTTTGCACATTCGGAAAAGCACAGCAGGCAAAGGTCGATTTTCTGCATATTCCCGGGCAAAGGAGGACTGAGAATATGCAGAACATAACCGGTATTGACAACATCACAAAGGAAGACCTGCTCGCGGTTTTAGCCGCGCGTGGTATAATGGACAACACGGACCTGTTGGATGCGGTAGAGCAGATGAAAAGAAAGGAGTTACTGGACATGCACAAGGAGGCCGTCTGGGAAGGCAAAGACGGACGGCACAGGACATATGTCACTGACAGAGTCACAGGGAAGAGACGGATGATTGCCAAGAGCACACGCGAAAAGCTCGAGGACGCAATCTGCGACTATTACCGTGACATGGTAAACGACCCGACGGTGGAGGATATCTTCAAAAGCTGGATCGAAGTGAAATCCCGCCGTAAAGAATTAGGCGAGGCAAGCCGGATTAAATATGAAGACGATTTCAAACGGTTCTTTACGGCACACGGGCTCGGGAACCGGAAGATGAAGAGCGTCACGGTGTCGGATCTTACGGAATTTGTCGAAAGCATCATCGCGGACGGCGTAACGGTGAAAGCTTTCTCCGGCATGAAAATTCTTCTCAGGGGAATTTTCGGATACGCGCGGGAGCAGGGATGCACGGGCCTGTCGGTAGCGGCGTTCCTTGAGGACGTACGGCTCGGGAAAACCGCTTTTAAAATAACGGCGGTAGACCCGGACTGGGAAGTCATGCATGAGGACGAAATCCCGGAGCTGAAAGAATATCTTTTGAAGCAGGGCGATATTTGGAGCCTCGGCGTTCTTCTGCAACTACAGACGGGTATGAGGCGCGGGGAGCTGTCCGCCCTGAAATGGGGCGACTGGGAAGGCGACGCCCTGAAAGTCCGGAGAACGGAAGCGAAAAGACGCGTGAACGGGAAACAGGCGTTTTACGTGACGGACGTCCCGAAAACGGACGCGGGCATGCGGAGCGTCATACTCACGGAGAGCGCACAGGACACGCTCAGAAGGATACAGGCGCTGAGACCGGAGGCGGGCGCCGGAGACTGGATCTTTACCGGACGCATGGGGCAGAGGATACTCGGGAACAGCTTTAACAAGCACCTGGGGCTCGCACTGGACGCCCTCGGCATGAGACACAGGTCATCCCATAAGCTCAGGAAGACCTACGGCACGGAACTCCATGAGGGCGGAGCGGATGACACGACCGTACAGAGACAGCTCGGGCATAAGGACATCACGACGACCATCAAATGGTACATCCACGGAAACCGGTCGAGAAAGCGCCAGAGACAGCAGGTAGAGGATGCGATTACATTTTGACCGTAATCAGGCAGTGTAATCAGGTGTAATCAATATTTTCAGGCAGAAATGCCGTAACTACGCGGAAAATTGGCGATTTGGTGGGAGTTCGATTCTCTCATCCCCTGCTGAAAGAAGCCTGAAAATCCGCGTAAATAGCGGGCTTTCGGGCTTTTTCATTTTCAGGTAAAAACGGAGTGTAATCACAAGTGTAATCACGTAACAGAACTGTAATAAAATTAACGTTATTTTAAAGGAAGGAGAAGCGCCAACAGGACCGGGTCGGAGGGCTGAAATTGCCCTCCATTTTCATATCTTCATAATTTCTTAAGAATAAGATATTGACATTAAAATAATGGTGAGTATAATAATAATCAGAACAAGGGAAAGGAGGTGGATGCATGAAAAGAAGAACGCTTGCGGACATACGGCGCGAAAAGGGTATCACAGTAGAAGCGCTGGCCCGCAAAATGGATCGCCCGCTCAGCACGGTTTCCAACTGGATGAACCTGCGGACGGTCCCGAGCGTCACGGATGCGATGCGCGTTTGTGATGTACTCGGATGCACGGTATACGACGTCATCTGGGAAAAGGAAACCGATACACAGGAGTCATAACACACACATATTTTACTTCACATTTTCTCCGGCATTCTGCCGGAATCGGAGCTCACATC